TGGACGATGTGGACCGTGAGGGACACCGAAATGCGCCCATGTTTCTTTTTCTATGTAATTCGCTCTATCGTATTCACGCAACCCTGCGGTCCCGTTGCGTTGCCCTGTTCTGCGGACACGTGCCCATCGTTCACGTTCGTGACACCTTGACATCCATACAAGCGAGTGAAGAGATTCCGCCCGAAAAGATTCGTATTCCGTCCGATTTAACGTTTATGATTCAGCGTGGTGATTTACGCTCGTTCGTTGCCGCCATCCAATTTGAAAAGGAACTCAATCCATGGGATGCGTGGTTCTCCCGTCTGGAATCAGCGGGTCGTGGTCGGTCAATTTACGTATGGGAGGACGGACTTGGACGAACGCCGTTTTGTATTCTTATTCGCCACGTATTCCTGTGGCTAGATTCCAAAGGATTCTTTGAACGAACCGAAATGGACGCATTCGTTCAAAAATGTCTTGAGGTCCAAGATGCCCCAATAAGTACAATTTTAGAAAGTATTCCACCCGCATGGGAAAAACTCTATTTTCCTAATCCTTGAGCTCACCTTTGGATTTTAGATAACAAATAATAACCGATGGAACGAAAAGTGCTACATCGCAGGCGATAATAAGAGGAAATCCGATAATTGCGGCTTGAATATGACTCCAAGGATAATCTCTGGCATCCGCTGTTAAAAACAGAATTATTGCCCACGTGAATGACCCGCCAAGTGGTACACCATATTTACATACACTTATTGATGTTTCAATTGCTATAGGCACAAGTTCCGGTATCATACTATATGTATTATCCATGATAGTATATATATAATGATTTTGTGGTGTTTAGACTGGACCGACGAGTTTGAAGAAAATTGACCAAGGGTCCCCCCTTGCCTCCCGAATCACACACCTTGTAGATAGAATGAGTACGAAAACATCTACTACAAAGCCCTCCTCTGCTAAGGCAAAGACCAGTGCCGACCAGTATAAGAAGCATACGCATCGTGAACACATCCTTGAACTTCCTGATACTTATATCGGCTCTGTTGATACTGCCTTAGAAAACCGATGGGTTATCAATCAGGAAAAGGGCGTGATGGAATGGCGCTCCGTCCGTTTCTGCCCTGGCTTCCTCAAAATCTTTGATGAAATCCTCGTCAACGCCCTTGACCACCGTGTTCGTCAAGAAAGTCGGCTCAAGGCGGGCACTGAATGCTTTCCTGTCAAGCACATTGACGTTTCCTACACATCTAACAAAATTACTGTACGAAATGATGGCGACGGCATTCCCGTAGATAAGCATGGCGAAACCGGCGTCTGGGCACCTGAACTCATCTTTGGTCATCTGCTCACCTCCTCCAACTACGACAAGGAGGAAGAGAAGACGGTCGGTGGTAAGAACGGCTACGGCGCTAAACTCACCAACATCTTCAGCCGAGAATTTACGATTGATACCGTGGACCACCGTGCGAAGAAGCGCTATACGCAGACCTGGACCTCTAACATGTCGGTTGTAGGTACGCCGGTGATTAAGGCGTCGTCCATCAAACCGATGATGGAAATCTCCTTTACGCCCGACCTGTCACGGTTCTCGTGGGGATTGGATGGTGGTAAGGTGCCGACTGAGATTCCCGCCGATATGCTCGCCCTCATCGCCACTCGTGTGATGGACGCTGCCGCAATGGCTGGTAAGGACTGCCGTGTGACGTTGAATGGAAAAGTAGTTTCGTCCAATACCTTTCCTAAATACATTGATCTGTATGTCAACAAGTCGGGTAGTGGTGGCTCTGGTTCTGATAACGCCTCTGTCGCAGCGAGCGAAGACTCGTCCGTGAGCGGCGGTGCCGCTGTTGGTGGAAAGCGGGTCGCCTACGAAGTCGCCGGTGAGCGCTGGGAAATCGGCGCCGTCCTCACGCGCGATTTACATACCGTAGATGCTCCACCAGATGAACGTCATCTTTCGTTCGTTAACGGTATCGCCACCCGCCGTGGTGGCAAGCATCTTGACTACGTGTCCAAGATGGTGCTCACCGCGTTCTGTGAGCATGCGAAGAAGAAGGCGAAGTTGGATATCACACCCGCTTTGCTCAAGGATTCCGTGGTCTGGTTCGTCAATTCCACCATTGTCAATCCTTCGTTTGATACCCAGACGAAGGAGACGTTGACGACACCCGCTGCCAAGTTCGGCTCGCTACCCGTAATGTCTGCGAAGTTCGTGGACAAACTCGTAAAGATTGGACTGCTCGCCGAAGCCCAAGCACTCTTTGAAGCGAAGAATACCGCCGCCGCCAAGCGTACCGATGGTAAGAAGAAGTCCACGGTTCGTGGTATTCCTAAGCTGGAAGATGCGATTTGGGCGGGCACCGCGAAGTCCGCCGATTGTACTCTCATCCTGACCGAGGGAGATTCAGCCGCCACAACGGCGATTTCGGGTCTGAAGGTGGTCGGTCGTGAGCGCTACGGCGTCTTTCCGCTCAAGGGTAAAATTATGAACGTCAAGGATATTTCTGTCGTCAAGAAGACGGCAAATGTAGAACTTACGCACATCAAGCATATTCTCGGTCTGGAAACCGGCAAGGTCTACACGGATCTCAAACAATTACGGTATGGTCGTGTGATGATTATGACGGATCAGGATGTGGACGGCTCGCATATCAAGGGTCTGCTCATGAATCTGTTTCACACCGACTGGCCGTCGCTCCTACGGCTCGGATTCCTCTGCTGCCTGATGACTCCGCTGTTGAAGGCAACCAAGAGCAAGACTACGCTCTGCTTCTATTCCGAATCGGAGTATGAGGCTTGGCGCAATGGGTTGACTGGGGCGGACGCAGGCGGTCGTGGCTGGAAGACGAAGTATTACAAAGGTCTCGGTACCTCTACGGCGCTGGAAGCCCGTGAGTACTTCGCCAATATGAATACGGTTGAGTATACGTGGGACGGGGAGGCGGATGCGACGATTGACCTCGCATTCAATAAGAAGCGTGCCGATGACCGCAAGGTCTGGCTCGGCTCCTTTGACCGCAAACGGCATCTGGAAGTCGGTGCCGGTGGCGGGAAGGTCGGTTATTCCCGCTTTGTCCACGACGAGCTCATTCATTTCAGCTCTGCCGACAATGTCCGCTCTCTACCGCACGTCATGGACGGACTCAAGCCATCCCAACGTAAAATCTTCTGGTCGGCACTCAAGCGTAACCTGACATCGGAGTTGCGTGTGGCACAACTTGCCGGTTATGTCTCGGAGACGGCGGCGTACCACCATGGTGAAGCATCCCTGACCGGTGCGATTATCGGAATGGCACAGAACTACGTCGGCTCCAATAACATCAATCTACTGACCCCCAACGGGCAGTTCGGAACCCGTCTCATGGGCGGCTCCGATTCCGCTTCGCCCCGTTATATCCACACGCACCTGGAAACGATTGCTCGGATGTTAGTACGAAAGGAAGACGACGCCATTCTTCGCTATCTGGATGACGATGGTCTTCCTGTTGAGCCCGAAACGTACCTACCGGTCATTCCCCTGCTTCTCGTCAACGGTTGTATCGGCATTGGCACCGGCTTCTCTACCAATGTGATTCCATACAATCCTGCGGATTTGGTGTCCGCACTCGAGATGCGCCTAGCAGGAACGATTGGGGACCTGACAACGCATTCGTTGAAGCCCTGGTGGTTCGGGTTCAAGGGCAAGGTTCTTGCCGGTGCGGATAATAAGACCTGGATTACAAAGGGTATCTACGAATTTGTCGACGACGATGCGGCTACGATTCGCATCAAGGAACTCCCTGTTGGCTGCTGGACCAAGGATTACAAGAACTTCCTTGACGAAATGCTTGCCGAGCAGGAAGAGCTCAAATCTGCGAGCAAGAAGGACGGCTCCAAAGCTATGGTATGGCTCCGCGGATACGAGGAGGCATACAACGATATTGACTGTGACTTTATCCTTCAAATGGACCCTGAGTACTACCACGAAGCGCGTGCGTATCCTGCCGACTTTGAGACCCGTTTCAAGCTCACGACTCAGCATAAGACGACAAACATGGTTGCCTTTGACGTTGACGGTACGATTCGCCGCTTTGCGTCTCCTGGCGAAATTATGGAACGCTTCTACGGCGAACGCTTGTCCGCGTACGGTAAGCGTAAGGCACACGAACTTGGTCGTCTAGAAACCGAAATCACCGAATTGTCGGCTCGTCTACTCTTCATCAAATCGGTCATCAGCGGCAAGTTGGTGATTTCAAATGTGGAAGACTCGGTGCTTTATGCGGCTATGAAGGGGCTCGGGCTTCCGCCTATCTCCGACCCTGAAGGTAAGGACCTCAAGGCGTACGAGTATCTCCTACGTCTTCGGGTAGACCGTCTCAAGGCGACAGCCGTCGCAGAACTTGAGCGGGAAGTTGCCGACCACCAAGAGAAGCACCGTGCTCTGACGGGAACGTCCCAAGAGATGCTCTGGCTCTCGGACCTACGTACATTCCGCTCTGCGTACGAGGTCTATGTCAAGGCGCGCGAGGACTCCTACGCATCCGCTGCTGCTACGGCTACGGCGGAAAAGGTACCTAAGAAGCGTGCTGCGCCTAAAAAAAAGGCTTGAACGGCAACGAACGGGTGCCGGCACTGCTCTGATTGACAGGTAACTTAATCGGGTCAGGTAGTGTATTAATATCATTCAAGTAGTACTTATACATTCCGAGTTCTGCGAGTATTTTTGGTACAGTCCAGGCAGTCACACGCGCGTTCAGTTCCGCGATTTGCTCCGGAATTTCGTACGATAAATTTCGGCTGTACCAAAGAAAGATGGCGCGCATAACCATAAATAAATCATCTGTACTTACTGGATCAATAATATCACCAGACTTATCAAATACTGTTTTACGAATAGAATTCTGAACAATCTGGAAATTTCCCTCAGAAAAGAAGGCTTGATTCAGGGGTGTCTGCTCAAAATTACCTCGGATTCCGTCTTGTCCGGCAGTGGACGGAGGGGCTTTTGTATATTGGAAACCGGGCAGGTTCATTACATCTTTATCCATAGGTGCGTTGAGGGATACTCTTCCTGGACTTTGTTCATCAAGTGTGCTCATGGTTGCTCCTTGTCCTTGTCTTAGAATATTTTTTTCTTTTTACAGGATATAAACAAATGACTTCCGTTAACCATGAATGGAGACAGATCCCTGCGAACAAGCTCTACATCAACTTAGTTCCTATGCAGTCCACCATTGTTGACTCCAACAACAACCCTGTCCCCTGGGTCGTTGCGTCTGTAGCTGGCAGTCTCTCTACGGTAGGTGCGGCTGTTCTCCGTGACATGGGTCGCAATGTCTACATCCCTGACCCCAATCTCGCCTCTGCGGTCGGCGCCCAGTCCACCGTTCTCCGCCGCGTTCAGTTCGTCCCCACGGGCAACAACGGCTACTACGGTACAGGCGACAACGGTGCTGCTGGCGCCGGCTCAGAGAGCGACTACCTCTGCGGCTATGTCCGTCTCGGTGCCCAGACCTACGCCGGTGGTACAGGTGTCCCCTCTGGTGTTGCCCGCCTCAACTAAACGGTTGCTTAATATTCTAGCGTTTAATTTCTATACATTTATTTCTTAAATAAGTGTAAAGACAAATGTCAAACAAACACAATGCTTATATACGTACAAATCGTCTTTACATTAATAATGGTCCAATTCACTCATCCATCGTAGATTCCAACAATCTTCCGGTGCCATGGGTAGCCGATTCAACCATTACCTCTCTTCTATCTCGTCCAGGCAGGGCAGTTCTAAGAGATATGGGTTCACATATTTCTGACCCTGACACCGATCATCCTTATTCCACTGTTTTGCGTAAAATTCGGCTTATTACAGGTGGTGTATCGCATGGGCATCATAGCACAAATGTCAGCTCTTACACCGGCTATATTCGTATGGGCAATCAGCCTAGTACCATGATGAGTTTTTTCCCAAGCACAATTTCTCGTCTTATGTAATTATTTTCTTTTATAAATATATAAAGACATGACATCTCAGGCACGTTACTGGGCTCAGATTCCGGCAAATTCTCTTTACATCAATATCACCTCGGTTACTTCTACTATCGTTGACTCCAACAACAATTTGGTCCCCTGGCTCGTAGCCGGCAATGCCACGACGAACTATGCTCTCCTCGGTCTAGCCTCTACCCCTGGCGCCTTAGTCCTCCGAGATATGGGAAGGAACCATCGCCGCCCAAACGCAAACACCCCAACGTCCGTCGGTTCACAGTCTACTATCTACCGTCGCGTTCAGGTTGTTACCAGCGGTGGTGTTGGCGGTTACTACGGCACGGGTGATAATGCTGCGTCCGGTGCGGGTACAGGCACAGACTACTACTGCGGTTACATCTCTCTCGGAGCCCAGACCTACGCTGGTGGCAACGGTGTGCCCACCGGTGTTGCTCGGCTCAACTAAATATTTAACTTTTTTTTATATTTTTTTTCTTAACAAAAGATATAAAACCATGACCTCTGTCTTAGCCAGCTATGCACAGATTCCTGCGAATAAACTCTACATCAACGTCACCTCCCTTACCTCTACAATTGTTGACTCCAACAATAATGTGGTCCCCTGGCTACAGGCAGCTGTAACAGGCGCAAACTACAATATCCTCGGTGCTGCCTCCACCCCTGGCACCTTAGTCCTCCGAGACATGGGTCGCAATGTCTACCGCCCTGACCCCAATCTCGCCACTGCGGTCGGCTCCCAGTCTACCGTTCTCCGCCGCGTTCAGGTTGTCACAAGCGGCACCATGGGTGGCTACTACGGCACAGGTGATGGTCTCCCAGCCGGCACTGGCTCTGATACAGATTACTACTGCGGTTACATCTCCCTGGGCGCCCAGACCTACGCCGGCGGCAATGGTGTCCCCTCTGGTGTTGCTCGCCTGAACTAAACATTCCGGTATTTTTTTTCTCTCTACTTGATATAAACAAATGACTTCCATTGGACGCAACTGGAACCAGATCCAGCCTAATAAGTTATGGACAAATATTACATCTATTGCCTCGTCTATTGTTGATTCTAACAATAATCTTGTACCCTGGGCACTCGGCAGCGCAGCACTCGGCAATAACTACGCTCTAGGTCTCCTCTCCACCCCTGGCTCAGCCGTACTCCGTGATATGGGTCGCAACGTCTACATCCCTGACCCCAATCTCGCCACTGCGGTCGGCGCCCAGTCCACCGTTCTCCGCCGCGTTCAGCTTGTTACAACGGGCACCAACGGCTACTACGGTACAGGTGATGGTAATGGCTGCCTCGCGGGCTCCGACACGGACTTCTACTGCGGTTACATCCGTCTCGGTGGACAGACCTACGGCGGTGGTACTGGCGTACCCACACCAGTTGCTCGCATCAACTAAACACAGTCTCTCCTTTTTTTACGACAATTGTCAGTTTGATAATTATCAAAAAAAACATAAAACTTTATTAGAAGTATGTCCGTTGTGAACACATCACAGGCAAAGAAATGGGATGCCACGATGAAGAGCCTACAGAGAAATGCTTATCTAATATCGGCGGTATTATTTACAATCGGACTCAGTTACTTTTTTTATACTTCCCTAAATCGCCCAGTCGCTGGTGTTCTATGGTTTATTGGCGGCGGCTTAATCTTCTTTTACTACTGGATTAAATGGTTTGTTACACAACCACTTCCGGACCCAGATTTTATGACAGGCACGAACGCCTGCCCCGACTATCTCTCGGTCATCCCTAACAACAGTGGTCTATACCAACCTACCAGCTCTACGCAGTATTTCTGTGTAGATTACGTCGGTGTCAGTCGCAACGGTGGACTCAGAAAGATGGATCCTACAAAGGCTTCTCAGCAAATTAGCGATCCATCCTATACATTCTCTGTAGACCCAACCGTTGACTTTGCGACGCCAGCTGGAAAGGCGGCGTTTGTGAAGCGCCTATTGAAGGCTGGTCTCTCTTTCAATTCAGTAGGCGATAATTCATTGCCTACACAGGGAACAAATTCTAATGGATCGCCAACATTTGGGCAGTAGGTAAAAACCGATAGTCTAGATAGAGATGTCAGCAACATCAAATATTGCTGCTAAACAATGGGCACGTACGGTGCGTGATATTCAAAAGAAGTCTTATTGGGTAATTGGTCTTCTTCTTCTTGGCTTCAGTGCTTATTTTTACTACACCGGTTTACATAAGCCGGTCGCCGGCGTACTATGGTTTATTGGCGGTTTCCTCATCTTTTACTACTATTGGATTAAGTGGTTTGTCTTGCCGATTCCGGCGGACCCCGATTTTGAAACCGGCTCTGGTGCCTGCCCCGACTATCTATCGGTTATCCCCAATAATAGCGGATTATACAGACCGACTACCTCTTCACAGTATTTTTGCGTAGATTTTGTTGGGGTCAGCCGTAATGGTGGACTCAGAAAGATGGATCCTAATCAGATTTCTACACAAATTAGTGACCCCGCTTATAGATTTTCGGTTGACCCTCTAATTGATTTTGCGACGCCAGCTGGAAAGGCGGCATTTGTACAGCGTCTAACAAAGGCTGGGCTCTCTTACAATTCGGTAGGTGATTCTTCAACGCCGATGATGAACACTTATTCTAGTGGTGCTCCTATGTTCAGCGGTCAGACAAGCACCGTTGTGCCACCCGTACCCGGTGGTTTAACGCCAATGAGCGGCACAACGGGTACAGTTCCTTCCATGAGTGGCGGTGCGGTACCTGGTGGTGCGGTGCCTGGTGGTTTATATTAGGTGCCTCGGCGTCTTCTGCGGCACCGGCTGGTGCTTTGACGCCAATGACGGGCAATCAACTGTTAGCAGATTTTAGCGAGTTAAAAACTTACGCAAAAGCGAATAATATACCTACGGGGGCGCAACAACCTACGGATGCACAAGCTCAACAACTGGTATCAGATTTAGTTGCGAAAGGTCTAGTTCCGGCTGGAACAACCTTTACTCAATTCCAAGCAGCAGCAACAGCAGCTGTACCAAGTCTAACACCGGCACAAATGGCTCAATTCCAAGCACTGATGACACAATAAACACCTAAAGACATTCGCCACCTAATATCTAAATGGCGACCATTCATACAAGCCTTTTTAGCCAAATCATTGATTGGGCAAAAAAGCCTGCGCCACGAACACCCTCGTCTCTGTTTTTGTACGGACCGCCTGGAATCGGTAAAACGACTCTGGCACGCCTGGCTCTCGAACAAGCGGGGTACCGAGTCGTTGAATGGAATGCGTCCCAGCACCGTCATAAAGCCGCCGTAGAAGAATCGCTCGTTCCCCTGTTACGCAGTTGTAACGTGGCTGACTTCTTCCGACCCGAGGGTCCACGCAATCTTGGCATCATTCTGGACGAGATTGACGGCATGTCCGTCGGCGACAAGGGCGGTCTTTCCGAGTTGGTTCGTATTCTAAAGGAGTACAACGGTCATAATGCGATTGTCTGTATTTCCAACGAATGGATGGAGAAGAAGTTCCAGCCTTTCTTGAAGTTATGTAAGACGTTCCAAATCTCAGCACCGTCCCCGTCCGATGTGTTTGCCCTGATTAACACGCAATTTGAGAAAGTGCCTAAGAATTGCGACCTCATGAAACTCGCCACCGATTTGCTTACCGTTCATTCCGGTGATTTACGTAAAATCTTACAGTCCGTGCGGGAAATCAAGACCGACATGATTCAGGGGACGATTTCGGTTGCGGATGTCAAAAATACAATTGAAGTCGGTCTGGCAGATGCGAAGGCACTCGGCTCCAATCGTATCCGACGAAGTGAAACCATCAAGTCGGCAGTAGGGCAACTCTTACGTGGAAGTCTAGATATGACCACCGAAGTACCGCTCAATAATAATGATTTGAATTTGGCGGGGCTCCATCTACACGAATCGTTACCCACTTGGATTTGCCGATTCATTGGCAATAACGAACGGGGCTACGAAGTATATAAATCGGTATTTCAAACGATTCTCGCCTCCGATCGGCTAGACTACTACACCTTTTTCTTTCAGCATTGGACTCTGTTCCCTCTCACGTACCAGGCAAAACTCCAAGCGGTCAACCAAATCCTTTTTGGACATTACGCCGTCAATGATGAGAAAACATCTGTATGGAACGATGATGATATGGAATATACTGCGGTGCTGTCCAAGCAGTCTATGTTATATAATCAGTTCCGCTATTTATGCGAGATGCGTGACGCTTTCGTAGAAGCAAATCCCGTCTTTGACGGTGGATTTGACTCAACGTTTTGGAAGGCGAACTTATTCATTACAGCGGCAAAGGTTGAATTAGAGAAAAAGGACTGTCCAGGTCACGGCAAGAAGATTGGCGCGGCTGTATGGGAGAACACGGAATTCTGGCGGGGAATGCTACCACGCTGGTTCCCTACCGGCGATGCCAATCGGTTTATGCGACTCATTCAGGCACTGGATATTCCTAAGCCCATACCGTTTCCTAGTTAGTCCGTCAGTACTGTTTAGTCCGGTCAAGTCCACCGCTTCTCGCAATGACTATTATGTCCGCCTGGACAATACTCGTCCTGTTTAAAACCAGGCTCCTGTTTACAGCATTCGGCTGTATGGGATTCTTTGGCATGCGGATTTTTATGACCCGTTTCGGGATTGATGTAAGTAGTACAAAACTTCTTACCACATTCCCAGCACCACGACCTGCCACAACCGCCACCTATGAAAAAGTTGTTATTGCCAGTCGGAAGCCCGCACGCAAAAATATAATTACACGCATAATCTTTCAAGCACCACCGTTGGCACCAGGGGCATTGTTTGGCGTCCATTTGAGGTAGAAGAAGAAAGGATTCTGGGATTTCAAACAAGAGATAAAGGTAGAGATGGCTGGTGTGCGCAAAACCCGCAAAGTCGGTAGCGGCTCTTATATTATCGCTATTCCGTCGTATAAGCGTGCGGAAACTCTCCGCGACAAATCGCTAGCGATGCTTGCCGATGCCGGTATTCCTGCCTCAATCATTCACGTCTTCGTAGCGACCGAGGAGGAGAAAGAGAAGTATCGCTCCGTGCTCAAACCCGGTAGCTACGGTAAGTTAGTCGTCGCCGAGCCCGGTATGGGTGCCGTCCGTAATTTCATAACCCGGTATTTTCCTATCGGCAAGAAGATTATGAACATTGATGATGATATCAAAGAGTTCAAGATGCTCGCCGACGGAGGATTAAAGCCGGTTCGGTCCCTGGATAAGATCTTTCGTGACGGATTTGCTATGGCTGCCAAAACCGGTTTCCGATTATTCGGCTTCTATCCGGTCGCCAACGGCTTCTTTATGCACAACCGTGTAACCGAAGATTTACGTTATATTATTGGATCTGCTTGGGGAATCATCAATCCAGGTATTGATGTATTGAAGGTGACCCTTGATGATAAAGAGGATGTTCAGCGCTCTATTATTATGTACCTCGTTGACGGAGGAGTTCTCCGGTACGAAATGATAGCCCCCATCACCGCCTACTATAAAGAGCCCGGTGGTATGCAAGAGGAGCGAACCAAAAACCGTGTAGATAAATCCGCCCACGCCATGGTCGCGGCGTATCCTGGGTTGGCAAAGATAAACTTGAGCAAGAAATCCGGATTTGCCGAAGTGCGTTTGCGTGACCAGCGAGCCGAGAAGACATTTGGTTTGGATGTACTCAAAACATTCAAACCACCCGTAGTGTCCAAATAAAATCGCTGTCTTGAGTATAAGAACAGAATGGCTAATCCTTTCCACTCACCCCGCTCCGGCAAGTTCAACCGCAAGACCCGTGCGCTCCACCGCGCCGCCGCCAAGAAGCAGCCCCGCAACACCAAGGGTCGCTTCACAAAGAAGGCGCGCTCCGCTCGCCGCTCCACTCGCCGCAACTCTCGCCGATAAATCGGCAGATTAACGGCGTTTCTTCTGCGTTTTTCGCCAATGACTTAGGCGTCTCTCCAACTTCTCCGCATCATACATAGTTGCTCCTCGGCATTTTTTCACAATGCCCTCGCGCAAATATGAGACCAAACTCAGCCGCATACTCGTCTCGTCCTGCGGTTCCATAGGGCTGTTGCCATGTAACTGATGAACATCCATCGCCAAGAAATCTCCCTGTCTACAATCCACCGCACATCCGTACTGCGGAAACCCGGTATGGGCTCCCTTGTACGGCGCACCGTTTTCTAACACAACCAGATTACCGAAACCGTCCGGCCAATCTCCCGAATCGGTATGTGCCGCTGTACGAAAATTCAAGTTCGTCGTAATTGTTGAAAACGCTGTACCTTTGATATGAAATGGTGTTGACTTTGCGGCTTTGAGTTGACTGGCGTGCTCCTTCGGACACAGACGCTTATACTGCTCATCAATCTCTCGGATGAGCGGTAGGCATTTCTCCCACTTGTCGGGATGCTTCAAATTGAAACTTGTAAGACGGCATTGACTTGGTATGCGGATTCCCGAATGCTTAAATGTCGCTTTTTGGCTCACCGACCATTTATCAAAGTACCCAATAATATTTGACTTCACCGGATTCTTCTTTCCCGTCTCTGTTCCCTTACTAGATCCACTCGCAATACCACGGTCCGTTGACGAATGCTTCGCAAACTCCTTGAGTGCCTCATATGTATTGGTCGCCTCGTTTTCGCTAAGGACACCCTTGCGAAATCGCAACAGGAGATTTCCGTCTTCCGTATAGACATCCGCATCCTCTTTGAGAACTACAGGGAAGTCCTCATCTTTCATAAATATACGAGTTTTCGCCTTTGTTTCCTCATCGGTCAAAATCTTCTTGACGATATATACCGGCACTTTGCCGGATTTATCGACTGATACCACTGGATTCGGCATGGTGGTTCCTTCCTTTAATGGGCAGTCATTTCATTTTCATGAATGAGATATACTACCTCGAGTGAGTTTGTGCGACCCAAACGGTTCGCACGACCAATAATCTGGCTCTCCAACTCCGCTGACATACGATGAAACAGCATTACATGGCTCGCCGACTCAATATTGAGACCCGCTCCCATATTTCGCGCATTCAAGAAAAGAACATTATACTTACCTGCCTTGAACTCCCGTAAGAGCTTCGCAATACGTGCCTGTGAACCATTGAGCATAGAATATTTGATATCCGCAGCATCTAGCGAATCCTCCAACTTCGTAAAACTCGCATCGTACGAACTAAACATAAGTACACGTGCTGTCGGATTCTCCTTCATAAACCTCACAAAGCTATCATTCTTATTCAAGAGTTGATTCGGTTTTTGGACATCTTGTTGCGGTTGAGGCTGGGTGGCTGTCTCTCCCAAAACTTTAATATCCTTTATATTTTCAATACGTGCGCGGCAGAGTGGGCAACTTGCGACCCGCTTCAAAGACTCGCATAGGCACTGAAAACAGAATAACTGTTGGCAGCACGGAGTCACCGATGGATTGGTTAAATCGCAATAACAAATTGGGCACGTCTGCTCCTTTGTCCGCTTGAGCCGTTCCTGAATTGCCGAAATACGGCTTTCAATAGAGGCAATCTTCTGCTCCTGTGCTTCAATCGCCTTCTGCTTGAGTGCCTCCGTTGAATATTCAAGCGTCTTCTTATATTCATAGGTCACCTTTGCGTTATGAAGTTCCTTCTGAATCGCTGCCGTCACCGCATCTGTAATTTCCGCCTCTGTATACGAATTCATTCCTAGACTCTCCAACGCACCCGCAATATCGCCCGCATTGAGCCGCTCCATCATATCCCGCGAAATGAAACTATCCAGCACCCGAATATTTGTCGGTGTTGCGCAAACAATCTTACGTGTTGTTGTCGTCGGCATCGTAAAACTTGTCTTAATATAATCCTCTGATGAATGGATAATTAGACGGGCACTTTGGCTCACCGCCGCATTAATTGCTACCGTTGAATGATTCGCCGAAATACCGCACATACGTCTCACAATATTGACATGGCGGCAACCAGGAATCTGTAAATAGTGATTATTCTGAAGTTTCTTTACCCGTTCAATCACATATTGAGGCGTCTCCTCTGGCGGAGTATAGGCACTCAGCACATTAAAATACGCTCCGCCCGCAAATACTAAATTCAACCAACTCGCCGAAATGAACCAATAGAAAAGCCCATTAATATCATCCCAATCGGTCGTAATTCCAACACTATCTGCCTCATCTATAAAGACCCGTCTCCAAAGAATATTCTTTGGATGATGAATCGCACGGAACGAATTCCACATGGTGGAGGATACGAAGAGCGCGTCATATTGTTCTATAGTTTCTAACAATGTTGGTGATTCGGCTTCTTTCCTCTTTTTGACGAAACAGCACTTGAGACTTGTATGATTTTCTACATACATCTCCCATTGTCCCATTAAGGCGTGGGGAATTACGAAAAGAGAGGTGCTCACTTCTCTGAGTTTGGTTCCTGTGGCACTCATGACTTGCGTACGAGTACGAAGAAGCCCTACATCTCGTCCGTCTCCTAGAATCGCATTGCCACGTACAATATATTCATTATACAACGCCGGTGGCGGAGGCATTTTCACCAAGGAGAGGGCTGTAAGTGATTTGCCCGATCCTACACGGTCTCCTAGAATACCGTACGACGTATAGAGTTTTCCGCCAACCGCCTCGCCCGCAACGGCATCCACCTCTAATCCGTCCGTCTTTGCGGATTCCAGACGGAGGGCGGCAGCGAGCGCCGACTGCTGATGTAGCAAAAGCGGCGTTTTTAACCACTGTGGTGTAACTGCCTTTGCCGACTCTTCATTTAATTCCTGGCTGTACAGGGCTTCAAAAAAGGACCATAGTTTTCTCCGTGAAATAATGGACATGGTATCTACCGCTTTTTTGTTGGCGGGGTTTAAATCCCATAGGGTAAAATGTTGAGAATGGGTCTAAATAGTTGGGTGTTTAAATATAATTAAGATGTCCGTTGTTGCTTGGCCTGGAAAATTACCTAAATCGGCAACGAAACCGTTTGTATCTATTCTCACTCCGACCTACAATCGGCGTAAATTCATTCCATATCTGATAGCAGTGATTAAGGACCAAACCTACCCAAAAGAACGTATGGAATGGGTGGTCTTTGATGATGGCTCCGATTCGATAGAGGATTTACTTCGTCCTGAGTTTCAAACAATAAATATCCAGTATATTCGTTCCGAGACGAAGTTGAGTATCGGTGCCAAGCGCAACCGTCTTCACGAGGCGGCACGGGGTGAAATTCTGGTCTGTATGGACGACGACGACTACTATCCACCGGACCGTGTCAATCACGCTGTGATGACGCTGGTTTCGCGCAAGGCGACCCTGGCGGGCTCTACACGCAATCACGTCTTCTTTCCTGACGACGGCTCCATCTGGGAAACCGGTCCCTACGGACCGAATCATGGCACATTCGGCACTATGGCATTTACGAAGTCGTACGTGAAGGAGAACCGGTGCGATGAATCCCGTGCCTACGCCGAAGAGATTGAATTCACCCGTAATTACACGGTGCCCCTAGTTCAACTTGACCCCAAGAAAGTTATGCTCGTCATTGCGCATGATGGTAATACATTTGATAAGGGTAAATTACGTACGCCTGGTAATAACTTTATTAAACCTACCGGACTGAAACTGAATACATTTGTTCGCAACGGAACTATACGAGATTTTTATAAAGCGCTCAAACTCTAGTCTCGTGTCTAAGTAGGAATGGCATCACTCTTTGAAAATATGCCCGGTGCGGCAGCCAATGCGGCTGCTAATGCTGTAACTAGCGTAAAAAAACTAGCACCTGGCGGCACGGGTAACATAATTCTTTATGTATTACTAGGACTGGTGTTGGTTCTCATTTATCTGTTACTCTCTGGTCATAAATTCTCGCTCAAAATGTTTGATATTCGCCCAAAGAGATATAAGGCACTTGACCACGCTCATATATTTTGGAAAAACGGTATGGGGGGCGCGAGCAATCTACGTCTTACAGAGGACGATAATCTTCCCGTAGACGCAGATACTAAGTACACCTATCATTTTGATTTATTACTCTCAAATACACGTAATGTTTCAAATATAGAGGGACCATACCGTCATATCTTTCACCGTGGCAGTGATGAATTGTATAGTGATACGACTGGGGTCGCTGTCGTAAGCGCCGGCGCTTCGCAATTACCACCATATGGACTACCACGTCGTCTCAATCCCGGTATATTTTTAGACCCTAACACCAACGATATTCTTGTATTTGTAGATACAAAATCAAAGAGTGGTGAAGTTTTTCGTGAATCCGGTCGTATTTCTGATGTGCCCGTGGACAAGCCGCTACGCCTCACTGTGAGTGTCCATAACAAGGTGCTTGAAATAGACCTCAACTGTAAATTGGAACTGACAAAGGTGCTTGCTGGAGAGCCGCGCGCCGTTGAAAATGTAGTATACGGTCTATGTGGACCCGCAGTTGCGAATGCGTCTATTCAGAATCTATATGTCTGGCCCTATGCGCTTGATAATGGACTCCTGGTTGATTTCTGCCCAATCTCATTTCCACCGTTCTTACCACCTGCGAGCACCTGCGATACGCCCAAAGACCCCGCTCTTAAGGCGTCCGCGCCAAGTGATAATTCCTTACAAAACATGTACAATAATGCTAAGTCGTTGCTCTAAAACCTACTTACACTATAAGAGGAATGAATCCCCGATTTATATTTCTTATAGTAGTTCTGTTGATAATTGCGGTGGCTATCGTATATATATTATACTTTATGCCTAAATCAGACGAAACTACAGTGCTCGGTCCTTTTGTTCTAGACGGAATCAAGTCCGAACATCAACGTGGCTCTACACTCAAATCGGTACTTACAACCGCACAACTGTCTAAATCGCTGAAAAGCAACTTTACTGTCAGTTTCTTCATCTACATGGACAAGTTGAATATGGAGCGTATTCCATTTGCGGGTCCCGAAGGTGACTATCGGTTCAAGCCGCTTGTCAAACTCATCGGTGTCGGTGATTTTGTACTTGATCCTGTACATCAAAAAGCACTTGTACGTCTAACACCGCTTGTGCCAACGATGATGAACGGGCAATTTACACCACCGCCCTATGCGGAGATTGACCACGTAATGAATTCCCGATGGAACCAGATTACTATCGCTGTAGAGGGGCGTTCTATTGATTTGTATTTGAATGCGCACCATGCTACATCACTTATACTTGAAAATCTAACCTGGACCAATCCTACCGGTATGCTTCTTGAGACCGCTCCGGATTTCTGGGGTCAAGCCGGTATGATACAAGCCTGGCCACGCCGACTCACAGAGAAAGAGATATGGGAAAATTACAAGCACGTTACCGATTTACGAGGTAAGCCAAATATCCCGGACGCACAACCTACATTCAAGAGCATCTGGCACGAACTATACAAATTAATGTGTCATGCCGGCTTCTGCCCTAATAAGGGCAAGCAGTCCAAGGGCGGGAACAACGGATTGGAATATGTGGATTACGAATACGCCTGAAGATTTTTAACAATATAGTTTAGAAGAAGTATGAACGCAGCAAGACAGTTCTATGCGCAAAACTCGCAGCTAGTACAGAATGTAGTCTATTTACTAGTTCTAGCCGTGGTCTGCTACCTTGTATACACTTACTTGACAGCCGGCTCCGAGCTTGAGCGCTACGTCATCCAGGTGAATATGACAAGTGGAGTCTACGGAGTACCTGGTAACTCATCCAATAGTCTAGTCCCCCAGGGCTCAACCGCGGCGACGACTACAAAGTACTGTATCAACTACGATGATAGCCAGAAGCCCGACCCGAACTTCATCCCTAACCCTCTAGTTCGTATTGTAGAAGGCGCCGACTTCACAATCAGCTGGTGGATGTACATTAGCACTTGGGACGCCAACCAGTCCGGTGTCATCAAGCCGGTCATTACCGTCACTGACCCTTTGGTCAGCAACGCAACGAGCGGCTCACCCGCCTACTTAATGGTAGCGTTCCTCTACCCAACCACAAATATGCTCGGCGTTCGCTTCCATACACGCGGTATCTCCTCTAGCGAACTCACATGGCAGTCCAACTTCGCCTCAAATGCGACAACCCCTTCCACCGCCCTACAGACATTTGGTAATATGACGACAACACCTGTATGCGATATTAATGATATTGACATGCAGCGCTGGATCAACTTCACATGTGTTGTCAGCGGTCGTGTACTTGATGTATACTACGACGGTAAGCTCAACCGTTCTTGCGTACTTCCGGGTCCTGTTGTTGGCTCACCATCAGGCAGTGGTAACCAGTATGTCAATACATCCATTGCGGGCGGTTTCAATGGCTTCCTCAACGGCGTATTCTTCTCTGGCGCAGCACTTACCCCGGACCGCATCTATGGTCTCTACCAGGCGGGTCCTCAGGGTACTACAAGCGTTGTACGCGCCCTTTTTAATATGATAGGCATCAAACTCAGTTACCACGGCGGCGGAAACTGGTCGCAGTACCTGTAAACCAATATTTATCAATTCTCCATTTATAAAACCAATTATAAATAGAGGAAATGGAATCTGTGTCCGGATTTTTATCAGGTGACGGCTTAATTCCCCAACTTGCTATCGTTATTCTTACGATGATTGGATTACAGGTGGTAATGGGGATGGTCGAACAAGTCAATGCGTTTCTAACAAAGTTGGATCGTCAGGCGGTTGTTCTCTTTGACAATAGTACAGCTACATCGGTAAGCATCCCGCAGGGATTGAATACCGGTTTCCCAATCCTATACAACAGTCGTGATGAGCAGCAGGGCTCTGCCTTCTCATACTCTATGTTCATTTTCATCCACCCCGATACATTTGAACAGCAGGGCTCAACCACGGACTCGTGTGGAAATACTTCTGGACCCGGCTCGGCAAAGGGCAATGCTCCTGTCAAACTCAAGCATATCTTCCACAAGGGCAGTGATGTCGGTTTCCCGAATCTCGCCCCCGCCGTCTTTGTTGAGAGTGCTGCCAACAATCTCCGCATCTATATGAATACAATCAACAGCTGGGATAACTATGTAACAGTATCAAATGTACCTGTCGGCAAGTGGTTCCACCTTGTCATCCTGCTCAAGGGAACCAACCTAGACGTCTATGTCAATGGTAACATTTCCGTCCGTATGAAGTTGACAACCGTTCCCCGCCTCAACTCTGGCGGCATCTATGTAATGAAAAATATGTACTTCCCAGACCAGACCGGCTACGACCCTACACTCTTCTCTGACTACACAGTTGTAGGACCCATGAAGGGAATGGTGTCTCGCCTCAAGTACTTTGCCTATGCCCTCAACTACTCGCATATTGATGCCCTCTACCGTGAGCGCGCGAACGTTCAGACGGTTGTGGCGCCATCAACGGACCCCAATGCCAACCAGCCCCCCTACTTCTGGGACGACTGGTGGGTCAATAAGTACTAAACCCCGTGGTTTAGAGTTTTTATATGAATTCGTATAGCGAACTCGTATAAAAATTGTGCGAGGGCTTAAAGACCCCAGGGGTCTTAAAGACCTTTTAGCGAGCAAACTTGAGACCACCCAAACCGCTGCTAATCTCTAAGAAATTCAGCGTCTCCACAAACGTATAGAGATTGTATGTATAACCGGCAAGATAGGGGATTGGCGCAACATCTACATCCATCTCCAAACGGTCAATGCGACTTGTATTGAGTGTACCCGTTGGCTGCTGGACCGACGATCCATTCAATGAAAAACTATACGCATTCACCGGCCACATCTCATACTGAGTCGCCTCTCCCAACGCTTGAACTGCTGTAGAACCACCATTCATATAACGGAATGGTACATACTTCTTGAAGTAATCGTTATCCTGGCTATCAAACAAAGCATTACCGTTGGCAGTAATAAATACGTTGAGCAAAATATCCCGCTGAATACCCGCAAGATTAATACCTGATCGTCCAATCGGCGCATTAATAGCACCTGGATAGGGAGTAGGGGAGAAATATGGTAAAATACTCAGAGAAGAGGCGTTTGTACATACCGAATTGGGGTATGCCCAATAGGGTGTCGGCGTCACAAATGGACGATTTGCGCCTAGGGTGTACATCCAATTTGTCAAATTGATATTCTGATTACGATATTGGAGAGCGTCATTACGACGGGCAAAATACACTAATCGCGTTGCGACATTATG